ACGATGCCCCGCCCTCGCTGTGAATCTTAATCATGGCCGATTCAGCGGCGAGCGTGATGCTGTGCGACCCGTCACTTCTGTCGTCCACGACGAGTAGGTTGGTCGTGGTCTTAACGACCGAACGGCAACGTTGAGAAACAATGAGCGTCTTTACAATCTGAGAAGAATACCCCGACACGGAATAGGAACCCTTGTCATACACGGAGATTTCGCATCCCGTCATGTTACAGATGCTCCCGGCGTTGTTGTAGGCATAGACGCGAAGGGCTTGCATTCCGCCGAGCGAATCGGTATTCAGCGCATAGTTGTAGGATTCAATCCTAGCACACATATCCGGCGCACCGCCCCAATCCCCCGGCGCATTGGTTGCGTCGGCGGTCAGAAATTGCTGACCTGACTGCCTAGCAAAAGACACCTTGAGGACGCCCTGCGCCAATTCGCACCCGTCAGCCCCACCCGCAACGGCAAGGCTACCCGGCGTACCCTCAATGACTAAGATGCTCTCGGTATTCTTTCCCTGCAAAGCATCGTTGACGAACGCGACTTTCTGCCGCGTTTTAAGCCAACCACTAATCGTGTTTCCTTTAAGTAATCCCACAATTACCTCCTAGATATAAAAGGGGCGGCTGGCTCTGTGGTGACCATATCCGCCCCAGTCTTGACATTATTAATACTTACGCGCTTGCATGCTTGACGTAGCGCAACAACCCATTGGCCTGCGGCTTAACGCAAGTCATGTTATAATACATCTTCAAATTGGCACTATAGATGTCATACCCTTCCTGTTTCGTGAGAATATGACCAGAACTGCCGGGTTCAAAGGTAAGCCCATTCTTAACCGGCGCACTAATTCTAATCGTGCTGTCGTCAATGAAGTACATCCGACCATCAGGACAATCCTCGTCCCAAACAATCGGGATACCGTTCGACCGACCCGCATAGAACTTCATGCCCGTTAAACCACCCCAATAACCGGGGTCATTAGGCATGGTCTTGTCGGCCTTTAAAATCTCAAACAATGCTCTCCAAATGAAGGGGTTGGTAATAATAACCTTGACCGTCCCCCAGTTTTCAAGCGACTGAATTACCTGAAGCATCTTCGCTTCTGTAACAACTGCGGGTGTCGTGAGGGCAGAGCCCATCCCGAATACCTGACCCTGCGCCCACTCATTCCCCGCCGTGGCTCGGTTCACGCCCTGCCAGAGCACAGTTGCCGTAACACCACAGGTCTGATTTGCCGATGAGATAATCCCCGCGATCCCCATCGGAACGCCAGTCCCGGCGGCTTCGGCTGTACAATAAGTGTCATAGTCCATAATTAATGAACCATCAACACCCGTAGCGGGGGCGGTGTCCGTAATGGTCAGGGTATCGGTTCCTGCCCCGCCTTTACTAATGGCGGTAATCGTGCTGTTGGTATATTCTGCGGCGGGACCGGTGGTATAACTGATAATCTGTTGGTTTACAAAAAGGTACTGAGAGGGGTTAGAATAACCGTTACTATCAATACCAAAAAGCCCCCAACCCGATCCACCACCATCGACAGTCAGATCACCCGCAAGACAAGCAAGTCGACCCGACCCATCACCCCAATAAACCTTATTGAGTTTCCTCGGTATAAAATTCATCAGAGATGCAGTCGTGGTCTTAACGAGTTCCTTAACTGCTCCAACCCCACCTGAACAGGCAACCAAAAGCCCGTCGAAATCAAGTCGGCCATAGAGCCGTTTCATATAATAATGGAACTCATCAAATACAGGATTCTGTGCCGTAGGATACGCCGTTGTACCCGCTGGCCTGAATGATCCGGCATTTACCGTTTCAACTTTCGTGACACCATACTTACCAAGACAGGTTTCGGTGTCGGTCTTAAACCTGTCATAAAGCCTAGAATTCGTATAAAAACCTTTTTCCAAACCCGGTCTTACATAATCAAGAAAAAACTTGTCAAACCCCGTGCTTGAAAAGGTGGCTGGATTGTTAGCCATTTTTAATCTCCTCTAAAAGCGGCTAGAACCTCGGGGTCTTCAAAACCCTTATCGATCCAGTCGCTTGTAGTTTCTGGTTTCTTCGTGTTTACGCCGGATAAATCAACTTCCCGGCGTTTCGTTTCCAGCGAAGGCGGTAACTTGGCATCTTCGACCTCGTGTTCGGCAACAGCCTTAGTGCCTATTTTCGCGGTCAATCTTTTAGCCAAATCCGGGTACTTCGCCATAAACTCGTCCTCGTTCATCTCGTTTGATATATCTGGCGCGGCGGTTTGTTTCGCCTTACCTTGGATATAGTGCATATCTTGGATGGTTTCTCGTGCGATTTCGTTAATGTCAATCGTTTGACCACGACCCCGCGCGACCTCATCCTTCGCCTTCAATAGAGCGACGAACTGTTTCATCGTTAAATTCTCGGAGCCGTCCTCTGACATGATTTCGTCAATGGGAAACTCCGTCCTTGCCTGTTTTATAGCCTCCCCAAGTTTGCCCATGCTTTCCTTGAGGATTGCCATATTCGTCATGTTTTCTAATCGCTGTAATTTAGCGTCATACAGACTTTCTTTTTTCTTCAATTCAACAACGTCGTTAATCATCTTCTTCTGGTATTCGTCTGCATATTCGGGGTCTATCCCATACTCCTCGTAGATAGACTTTTTGCTGACGGGTTCCGGTTCGACCTGTTTGGATGTTCCCATTCCGGGGATCGCCTCTCCCGGCTTGAGTGTTGCCATGATCTTATTAAACTTCTCGGCAATCCCGTCAAGCTCGTCATGCTTTGTCTGAAATTCACCTTCCCACTTCTGCCTGTCTGCACTATCGGCCTGACGCTTCTTGGTATAATCTACCCCCATCTGCGCCAAGTCGATAAGTTCCTGATTAGAATAGTAGGGAACCTCCTTGCCCTGAACCTTAAGAACCCCAATGGGTTTTCTCCCCTCCTGTTCTTTGGCCCTCCTCGCTTCAATACACGGTGGTGAATCGCACGGTGTTTCTTCACCCTTCGCCTCGGCCTTCTGTTCAGGTTTGGTTTCGGATTCCGGGACAGTTACGAAACGTTCCCAGGCTTCACCAAACCCGTCGGAATAACCGACTTCCTTTTTAGACTCCGTTGCTTCCTGCTTCGGTTGGTCTTTCGCTTCTGACATAATATAAAATCTCCTATCCTATATGGTAGCCGCGCCCTCGGTCATTCCCGATTCGGGCGACTGGCCTCCTTCAAGACCTGGGCCAGGGGGTGTTCCGGGTGCGGTTTCACCGGTTGGTGAAACTCCACCTCCGCCTACCGCCCCCGTTTCTGCTTGGGTTTGTTTAAGTGCCAAGATGTATTGAAAGTGTTCATCGACGTGGGCATCGAGAGCCGCCAATTTATCTGCGGCCCATCCTTGCGCTTCTTCTGTTTTCCGCAGGTTGGTGTGGTAATCCATGTGGAGTTCATGGTTGTCATGGATGTAAACGGAAACCCCACCCTTGTCTGGGGTTTTTCCGTAGTCGTCGTGGATAAAGGACTGGTTTTCACGTTGTGCTTTTGTTTCATCTGCGATGTCTCCCCTGAGTTCTTGTTCAATGTCTCCCTCTCCGATGAGTTTGAAGATTTTATTCCAGTCGATTGGGGCTCCTTGCTGTTTAAGTTCAAGTAATAGCCTCTGTTGAACCACCTTTGACTGATGGATGGATACCCCCACGGACAATTTAACATCGGTATTCCCCTTTAGGTCGGCTCCCTTGAAGTAAGATATACTGGCTTCATTGGCTTTCCCGACGATTTTAACCAATCGGTCTGTTTTGTAATACTTCTCCATGAGTCGAAGCCTAAATCGCCCCTCCTCAATAAGCGATTTGTTGATTCGCTTAATCATCGGGTCTATTTTTAGGTTTTCCTGTTCAAGCATCATGGAATATAGTGACGCGGGTGCGCGTGTGGCGTGTTCGGGAAGTTGTGAGTAGGAAACTTCATGGACATTAGCAACCGTGTTCAGGGCGTTGGCCAGAAAGTCGCGGTGTGCCAGAACCTGACTTGACAATTCGGGGACGTTCATGGGTCTAGGTTCCCCTTTGGTGAAATCTACCTCAACTATCTCGCAATTATCAGTCGTATATGCCCCCTCCTTGATAATCGCCCCCGGCCCCGCAAGAACCTTCGGCTTCCAACTCTCAATGTGTTCGCTTATGATGGAAACCATGCGGTTATATTCGCGCTGTATCGGTTGGACATGGTGAAGTGGCCCCGTATGCCACAAACTGTTCCCATATCGCTTATAACCATAATGAAAGTAGGGGATTTCACCTAAGCACGGATTCGCACCCTTCCACAAAATCAGTCTCCCTACGCAAATGATGTGTCGCCCTTCCGGGTATTTCTTCGATGACTTTTCCCAGTAATACTTAACAATATGGGTCAGTTCGTCCTTGTCTTTTTCATCGGTTTTCTCATACATCCCGGCATATTTATCGTCGGGACTCTTGGATTCTCCGGTGGCGGCATCAAGTTCTTCTTTCTTGATGTCGAAGTTATCAAGAATGGACTGTTCCGTGACTTCGGCGATCTCTATGAGCCAACGCATCTCGTCACGATTCTTTGCCGTAGGGTCTGGGCGGATATTGAACACGGACGGGACAACACCGACAACGTCTCCCTTTATTTGCGAGGGTTTTGTCGTTAAGGTATCGCCATCTTTTTCCTCTTTTTTCGTATAGGCGACAGCTTCCTTGTCCCACGTCCATTTCCTCCACGCATTTCCAGTCCTGATAAGGTCATATTTAATCTCTTCGTTAAGATTCTCGTTATTATTGACATAATCATTATGGCCGAGAAGGTTGGTTGCAATCTTACTTGCGGCGATGTCGTTCATGTCGGAAGAGTTCGGCATCCCGGCCAGCATGGACGTGAAGTTAATCTTACCCTCGATGGCTTCGGTGAGTGGTTTCATAAGATTCACGACAACGCGTTTAACCCGTTTCGTCAACTTAACCGGAGACATCTTGTGGGTCGTTTCATTCCACTCGGAGAACTGGTCTCCATTTTCCCACTCAATAAGTTCCTTCCAGCGCACATGGTGTTCCTTAACAACCGGATGTTCTTTTACCTGTTTCTCAATAAAATCTATGAACTTTAACTCTTCTTCTTTTTTAAGGATATTATTATTTTCAGGCATATCGTCAGTCCTTAATAAAGTTTATCGGCGTCGGTTCCCATTCGTTTCGTTTCTTCTTCTTGTTCCTTGCGTACTTTTTCTAACCTTGTCCTTTTCTCAAACGCAAAGAAGTTCGAGATAACATTAACGAAATTTTCTTCAGCCGTAATCTGCCGTTCCTGGTTATGGGCAATCGCGAGTAGTCCATTAGCAATTTCTTCAAGCAGTTTAATCGTGAGAATCCGCCGTGCCTTAATCCTTCTAATAAATCGTATCATTGAATCTCGCCTCCTCGTTGTTCTTTGAATCCCGATTATAAATAACCTTGTCCATTTCATCCTCGAAGTCCACCGCTATCTTCGGATTAAATTCTTTGCCAGAAGGCAGATATAGTTTCCTCCTGCGGGCGGGAGTGCGCCTTACGTCAAGATGGTAACTCAGCGAATCCAACATATCGTCATGCTTAGACGATGGATATTCAAGAAGCTGTTGCCTGAAGGTATTCATGTTTCGCCCAATTAGAATCCGCTTGTTCTCGAACCATTGTTTCAGTCTCCAAATCCTCTGTTCCTTATCGCGCCCCTTATGCTCGACGTATGAAACATTAAGAAGTGGGAACTTGTGAACGAACATGTCGGCAATCGTCGTGGAATACTTTTCCTTCTCAATCCGTATGTCGTCGGGGGCATACATCTTCTTCCACGTATCTATCTTGTCAATAAGTTCCATCGGGGTAAATCTATATTCATCGGCGTGGACGAGATATAGAATCCCGTTCTCGTCGGTATCAACAACGGTAACGCCTGTCGGGTCTCCGTCCTTCGGGCTGGAACCACCGGGGTCTATGACCATCGTGCGCCATCGATTCTCCGGTAACCTGTCCCAATACCTAACCCACTTCTCCGGGCACAGGGCGTCCTCTTCCGCCAACGCCAATAACTGATACTGGGAACTGAATATCGTGGGACCTAAATCCTTCGCTATCTCATCGAAGTCGTCTACCGTATATCGTTCCGGGAAGGTAACGCCCTTATTTCTGTCGCGATCAATGAAACATGGTATTTCAAGTTTATCAAAGGCGGGACTGTTCCTAATCTTCCACGTCAACCCCTGAACATGATACGGTGTCCCAACCTCTATCTCCATCCCGATGTTTCGACTCTTGACCTTTGTTAAAATGGCTTTTTGATATTTCCATTTCCGTATCAAGTCGTCGCGCATATACTCAGTCTTACTATTCTCGTCATTCTCCAGATCATCATTAACCCACTGGCTGAAGTGGCGTGATACTAATGTAGTATCAAGTGAACCCAAGTCGATTCTGACGCGACTCTGTTCGATCCGATTCTTCGTCATAGACTTATAATCTTTCTCGGCGTGAGGGAGTTCGGGGAATATCCATTGAAGAAGATCGTTCTCCAGAAGGAAGTGCTTCAGGTCGGCCTGAAAGTTCCACGCATTTTCTTTTGTCGCCGTGTTATAGATAATCGCATTGGACTTTTTCTGTACAAGATTCCACACAAAGAACCACACAAAATATGCCAGCAATACCGTAGTCTTATACCCACCACGAAATACTGACATATATTTGCGAAGATTCGGATTCTTTCGGATATCCAAATAATCACACATCCTCATGTGCATCTTTCCGAAATCGTTGAACTTGTCCTGAAACGCCTCCCTCCCGACGAAGGTGGCAAAGAAATAGAGATCGGTACAGGCTTTTCTCCATGCGTCCCTGTCCTTCAGGTTATTCGGAGACAGTAACGATTTCTGCGTCAATCGCCCCCTCCTGTAATTCTCTCATCTCGTTATACTTTACCAGGCGGTCAACGACATCGGCGGATATGACAATCTCGTGTCGCTCCGTCTTGTCGATATTTAGACGCTGGGCCGGGTTAAGATCAAGCACTCGTATCGCGGTTTCGAGCGTTTTGTGCCTTATGAAATTGTCTGGCTTGCCATCCTTAAAGGCACTTTCGGCGTCTAATAATTCCGATAGCTTCTCGGCAAGTTTATCGTAATCCACGCCGACTCTTTTCAACGATTGTTGAAACGCCTCATTTTTAGCCAAACTTTTTATAACCCGGCCAGCGTTGAGTAATGCCTTTTCGCCAGTACCCAATCCAGCCGCCTCCGCACACATCAGTTTTTGATTTGGATCGAAATTAGCCTCTGAGAATTTTTGCAAAAACATCGCATCCTTCGGGGTGTGTCCTTCTTTCTTTTCGCTCATGTTTTTATCGTCTATTTCTTACCACTAAATACGTCCCGATCCCGTTCCCGATTACGAAACCAACGATGCACTTCAGGTCTGTTCCTTCTCGTTCAGGGCGGTGATCTTCGCCCGCAATCGCTTCAGCCCCTTCGCCGTCACGTCCTCGAAGTCGAAGCGGCCCCTGAGCTTATGGTATTCATCTTGCTTCTTGGTCAGGAAGCGTATCTCCTCGATGGCGTATTTGTTCCAGATATCATCTGGGCCGACCTCGTACACTTCCACGCGCCCGCCGACGTAGTCCGCCCACGAGCGGTCCAGGATGCCCTCTTCCACGAACGACAGAAAATAGGTTGGCCCTTTCATCGGTTATGCCTCACGGCCCAGTATGTCCCGATCCCATTCCCCACGACAAAACCCACGATGCACGTCAGGTCGTGCGTGGTCAACGCCCGCTCTATCACCCCGAAGGTGAACAGGGGAATGATCATAGCGTAGAGCGATGCCTGGAAGGCCCGTCGCTCCGATAAAGCCATGTAGTACAGGGCGATGAATATATCCGCGACGACCCCGAGGGCGACGTAGATAAGCAAGGTCATCAAGTGGAGATTCATCTTTACCTCGACCCATTATAAACAACACCCACCCGTGCCTTTCTTTGTCTTGTCAATAAAATGCGCCGTTGGATAATCTGCGTCGGCACTAAACCCAATCCCGAGAAGTTTACAAATCTCCTCAACCTTATCCGTGAGCTTATACATTTCGTCCTCAAGTTTTACAATCCGCTCTTTTGGTATTTTCTTTTCCCATCTAAACAATTTCATTCTTTCTCCTTTTTGGTTTCTTTTTCGTCTTGTGTATTTGCGTAGAGGGCACGCAGATATTTCAAAGCCTCGTGTCTATTAGGATAACAGTACTTAATTTCATCAGACGAGGTTTTCACGATGCAGTGTTTTCCTTCTTTTTTTTCGATATGCCAAGGCACTAGCACACCCCCAAGATGTAGTAGAATAGTGATGTCACGGATACAAGACAAACACAGTATCCGCATAAAGTCAAGTATTGTTTTTTCTATATGGGGGAAATATTTATGGGGAGGGGTTTATAATTCTGTCATCCGGCGTCAGCCGACCCCTTATAAGGGCGAAGACCGCAAACCCCTCCCGCATATTAATCGTTATCTTTTCCAAGTAAAACAAGAAGGTATATTCCAACCGCCGCCAATAACAATGCCCCAAATACGATTGCTAAAGCCAACTCCGCATCTCCTCATACAGAGCCATGTCATGTATAATGGCTATAATCTCATCTAGTTTATTTTCGATAGCGGTAAGTCTTTCGCTATGCGTCAATGGTCCAAGGGGCGGCGGTAATTGATAGGTAGCCGAGTCTGTAGAATCATCTTCCAGATCAAAGTTACTATTTGCCATGTCTTATCACTCCCACCCAAACACTACCTCTTTTTCTATGGCTTCGGCCTCGTCCGCCATCTCTATCAAGTCCTCACCGATCTTCCTTGGGTCGGCCAACCCATGTTTCAAGACCTCCCCCAACGTTCGCATCCTGCTTATCATAACCCTGTCCCTGTTCATGTGGCTGGCCATTGCGTCTGTCCCCGACTCACCCTCACCATCTATCCCCGTGAATAGACTTCCCCGTTTAATTATATCGAAGTATTTATACATTCTCATACTCCTCTAATATCCTAAACACGTCTTTCTTTGTCAGTATATTCCTTCCTGTCAATTTTTCAAGCATCCCGATAGCGGTAGTCCTGGCCTCGCTACCAATGTCGGGATTATGGATCAGGTCAATAAGTTTAAGAACGTCTTCCCTGTTAGTCTTGTTCTTCACGTTTCCTCCTTATAATCGTAGCACTTAAACGTAGTCCAACCCTCGCCAGCCAATACCTTACACTCCCTACCACACCGCCCACATAATCTCTGTATCCCGCGCCCCTTATACACCTCTACAATCCTCCTGTGTCGTAATGCCACATTATTATGCCCATACTTATCTCTCTGCCAACTATCAAATAGCTCTCTCATTATCATGTCACTATCCTATATATCCACCGCGTTTAATAATATGCCCCCTAACTTAGCCCTAACTAAATATTATGTCTTATTAAAGAGAAACCCACCTTCCCTTATTAACGCCCCCCATTATTAAAATAATCATATTTACCTAGCTATTGGGTAATGCGCACCCACCCGTGCCCTACCCCCCAAATGGCTCATTAATGGCTCATAATACGGTGTAATAAACGTATACACTTATTGCTAAGTGTAGACACTTGTCACCAATTCTCATATCGGTAGGTGACAACCTGTCACCGACCCCAACCGGTATCAAATTGATACCACTCAAGCCGTGCATATCCTGCACAGCCTATCTTCGGCCCCATCCTTATAACGGGCCATTATCGACACCGAGCCTTATAACCACCCACACCCCACCCCACCCACCCATTAATCCCACCCCCATACCATGCAAAATCCAGCCCTTTACCAAAAACT